TATAGGAAAGGACTCCATCGCGCGGGATAACCCCGTTGATTTCGCCCCCTCCAGTGCCATAAGTGGCGCAAGCTAGTACTACGTCGGGGTCATACCGATCAAACGAGATAACTCTGCGTTTGTCAGGTAGTAGGGCCCTGTAGTACCTTATTCCGTTTTCCCATCGGACACAGTGTCGGTGCTCGTCGTCGTCGTGTAAAACGACATCGCCCAGGACAGAAGGTCCTCGGCACATTCTGACCCTTGTGGGGACAGAATCAAGCACACTAAACCAAGCGCGCCGGCCCAGAGTCTGCCCCGCAAGGGCAAGCCTTTGAGTAAGCGCGTAAATGCCGTTGGCGAACGCGAAATAGTCTTGTGGTCCATCTGGAGACTCCTTAAGAAAATACGGGCGGACAGGGCTTCCATTAAAGAAGTCCGCGCCACAGCTTTCTCTAAAGGGCTCATCAGCAAAAAAGGATTTCTCCTCGTTTAGGCTGAAACCGAAGAACTCAAGACACGACTTTAACGGACGAGCAACATCGTTATTCACAATGATGTCGTCTCCGAACACGAAGACGTCGACTCCAAGCTCTCCAACGTGCCCGCATCTTTTGGATGCGACACAGGCAAGAGCGGCGAAGATCAACGTTTCGAGTTCGAAAGTAAAGCCGTTACCCATGCTAGAAAACTTCTCTAGCCTGACCCATTTTTGATCAATTAGTGTCATCGGCGACCGAAGGTCGCTAAGGGCACTAAACCAAGAATGAGGCAGCAGCAGCTCGACGAGGCTGCATGCCACGGTGTCGCTTGCATTTGAGAGGTCGAGAGTACAATACTCTCGCGAGACAGATGATTCCTCGGCGACCTGCCGGTGAATCTCCTGTGCCGTGTCTAGGTCCCACCCAGCATTCCGCCGCAGACGATGTCGAATCTCTCTCCCAAGGGAGAGCTGATAGAACACGTTGAGCGAGGGTTCGCTGGCTATGGAGCGATCGATCTGCGCTGTTTTTGGAACAGTAGCATATCGGTTACCCCGGGTAAATGACACCTCTCCGTAACGTTGTGCCGCAAAGGCACCCCACTTGGTTCCTAACCACTGCGGTAGGTACCAGATGGCGTTACGCGTCATAACGGGTGCAGAAGACATTTTGTCAGGTACAGTGGTCTTCCTGCCACGATCGGAAAACGTAGCCCCCGGGCCGAACCTGCCATCCAATAAGGAGGGCGGGCAGGCACCGAGCCAACCGAAGATTTTTTTCCGCATTTCGGAGATAATCTCAGAAATACGATCGTCACGGTCCACTGAATTGGAGAATTCAGGTAGGTAACGACACAACCTCTGGTTGGTCTTGTAACATGCCTTTTCGCCGTCCCACCATTTCTCAATGGCTTTTTGGCGTTTATCGATGTCTGAAGGGAGCTGCTTTAGCTTCTTCAAGACACCGACGGCTGCTGCATCTGCAGCATACCGTGAGGCATGCAAGTAGGTACGCGGGTCGACGGAATTCGTCGCTATCCCGTCCCAATCGCCATAACGTAGCTGAATGGCTACCTTTAAGGCGGTCGGGGTTCCGAGGTCCTCTAACAGGAGAGAAACCGAACGCGTCAAATCACTTGGCAACGTCTGCATATGACTTACCTCGCCGATTAAGTCGGAGAGTAGCCGGCCTGGCCCGAACTCTTGACGAGGCTAGACGCAAGGAGATTCAACCCCTGCGCAATAGCCTCGTTGATGTTCGTGGCCGGGATGGCTTGAGGCACAGTCACGATCCCCTCAAAGACAACGCGATCTTTCGCTGCATAGAGCGTAGTGGTCGAGTCTTGAACGGCGTACGGAAAGACGAGGTTGAACCTCATCTGCCGCGCCGTCTTCGGACCGTTCCACTGCGTCCACAGCTTAAAAAGACTGCGAAGACCAACGGGGAGACCAGCAGTATTGCCAGTGTCTTGGCGCCAGACGGCGGGTGAACCGTCGCCTGCTGCTGCCGACAGCGAGTCAAACACGATGTCGGTGGTACCGTCATTTTTCTTGACGGTGATAGAAGCCATAGAAGGCATGTTACCCCTATATTGGGAGAAAGGTTACTTACGACCCAACGCCTGAGTTAGGACAGCGGCTGCGTTAGCAGCGCGTTGCCATCCCCAGAAGCGGGCAGGACGCAAACTGAGCGTTACTCCTGACAGAGATAGAGCTCGTTCCGTGTAGTGCGCATTAAACTGACTACGGTTATCGACGGGGTCATCATAGATATTATGAGACTCCATCGTGACCGAGGCACGACAATGAGCAGTACGCCACGGCTTTGTAACCGTGAGTCCGAGGAAGTCGGTTCCCGAGGCCAGGAAATCTCCCACGTTAGCGAACCAATCCACGACGAAGCTGAAGGGTATCAGCTCCCATACGAGGGTTGCCGGGTTGACTAAACCCAGATTGTTCGCCAGATAGAGGTTCGGATTGGAAATCGTCACCTCACATCCTTGCTGAGTTACTTTCAAACCTAACTGGCGCTTTCGCGACCAGATGGCTCCTCCGAAATTGGGATTACTATCAAAGTAATACGTATCGGAAGAGGCCCCCTTGGGTCTTATGGACTTGATGGGGTTTTGTAGCAGATCAATCGTGCTGTAAATATCCTCGATAAGAGGCTTCCAGCCGAAGCTATACTCGAGCCAGTTGTTCGCCATGCTACGCCTGTAGGAGACCTTCGCAGGTTTTCCGTCTAGGCCAAGTACGCGAGCAGCACCGACGAAGTCGAGCTTCCTGAGACGGTTCGTGAAACGTGCAATTTGCACTAAACGTTCCGTCATCATCCTCAGCGATTGATTATACTCAGCGAGATTCACCAACCACATCGCCTGTCCAGATATGCGACCTTTGAGGGTCGCATAGGACTTGTTGAACAAGTCGTCGTACGCCGACATGCCATTGGGCATGCCGCCGAACGCCAACGAGGCGGTGCTGTAACTGGAACTACCACTAGCCCGGATACATCCTTCATGCCAATAAACGAGTGGCCTATCGATAGGTTTTGCCTGCCGATATTTCGACCCGTAGTTGGTTTTGTCGTTTGTCGCCGGAGTAGTGATACTTATAGGGCCAGTTACTGGTAGGACCATGTTAAATAATCGTTGTTTAACATGCGGTGTCTGTCAGAACACAACGCAACGCCGTCCTGCTTTGTCACCTACTGGGAAGGTGCGCCAGATCTCGAATGTAATCCAGGACTTCAGACAGATCCTCGTTAGAGAGATCAGACAAAGTTTCCGGATCAACGGGAGTGATCCCGTGCTTCTTATGCACCACCAGCAAGTATGCGTTAAGCATACTGAGCATGAGGGCGCGAAAGGACTCATTCTTGGTCATGGTACACCTCGATAGGCAACTAGCAGCTAAGGTTGAAACCGCCGTTTCTGCTTAAAGGCATCAACAACGGTACGGGCTTGGAACCGTAGTTCCTCTTCATCTGACCACACGCGGTATGCGTCGATGAAAGCAACAAGATCAAAAGATCTTTGGTCGAGAAAGTGTACTCCTCGCCAAACCAGAAGGTAGGGCGAAGAGACTCATCTAGATAAATC